TTGTTTTTACCTAATATAAACCTAGACCTGATCGCTACGTTTATATTACCCCCATGAATAGAATTGATTGAGTAATTGGTAGGGTATGCTGTGTTTTGTTTAATAGAACTATGATTATATATCGGTGTGCTACCCAATATAAACCTTCCGTTCATTATTTTTTGATACAACTTTTGCCTATTATGTGTGCCTAATATAAACCTATGTGTGATCGCTGTTATTATACTATTGTTCATTAACTTACATAGCCACTTTACCTAATATAAATGTTCGCCTGATCGCAACGTATATATTACCGAAAGTGCCGTACAGAAGTATATAAACCTATGGGTAATATGAATGTTTGCTTTTTTTAAAACGCACACGGCATTTTATAGATGATCTAGACCTAATATAAATGTTTGGTTTGGTCGCCAAAACATACCTAATATAAATGTTGCGATCAACAGTACGTTTATATTACCATCACGCACAAATCAAGCAATAATGACACAAACAGAACTAGAGAAGGAACTATCAGGAATGTCTAGCGATATTCAAGCAGATATGCTTAAGAATGTACGCAGATATAAAGCAGAACAAAAAGCACAAAGTCATGTTAAGGTAATAAGAGATCACATCTTAGCTAACATGATCAAACATACTACATTTATCGACAAAAACACAAAGAAAGAAAGAAAGTCAGATAAGGTAGAATTAGAAAAGCTTTGTAAAATGCTAAACGATAGCGATCCAGAAAGCCCAATAGTCTTTAAATGGCATTGGCAAATGGGATTGTTTGTCGATTATGGTCAAAGTGAGTAATTAACACTTAACCGTAATTAACAAATAACCTAATGAGCTGACGAGCTCAAATCTCTTTTTTGTTCATTATGAGGAAACACAAGGTATATATAGGAGAACAATTCCACAGTATTCAGAAATTGATTCTAGGCGTTCAGGTGCTCATAGCGAAAAAACGTATTTTGAACCTTATATAAATACAAGTCAGGGGGAGGTAAGCCTCGAGTCATGACACTTACAATCACAATTAATATATCCTATATCTGCATATTCGTGGTTTTTCTTACAACCTACACAGAACCTAACTTTCATCTAACAGTCAAAACCCATTCGATAGCAATAATCATAAAAACCATCAGTACTTGTTCCAGCATTGATTTGGGGTATGATCCTATCATTGGACATATCAGGTAAACCAAATTCTCCAGAGGTTGCACCTGCAATTCCTAAAACACATACAAGTACTAACATTGATACAAGTATCATTATTTTATCTATATCCATAGATAACTTAATATACACTCATTTATATGTGTTGTGGTCAGGGCTTATCTAGTTGAACAGCTAAACATGACTTGCATAACTGGGAGTTATTATACCATTTTATCTCTTTATCATTAAATATCTTACAGCAGTTAAGACAGTAAAATTTTGGCATTAAGATACTCCCTCCTCATCATCTTCAGAATCAATCTCCTTTAGCTTATCCTCAGAAAGGAAGTTTAATTTCCAGAAGGTTCTCTTTGCCTGTACTGTGAGCTTCTTGGGATCGTTTTTACCGAAACATAGGGTAAACCAATCAAACAGTTCATTATAATCCTCTACCTCTAACTCCACCATGTCCAAGTGACATTTGTTCAAGCGAGGTTAAAAGTTTTTTGTATAGTTTCTTATCTTTTTCGGCTAATACCATACCCCATCCTGCTATAATACCTGATAGAGTACCTAAAAAGACTTCTAAAGACTCTGTTGAATTAATAGAATCAATCGGTGGCACAATCCTGTTTCTAATACTAAGTAACGCAAATTCGCAGGCTTGTCCTATTGCATCATCCTCACTTACTTCATTAAGCATAATTTTAAATACTATGGGTATTATATAATGTTTGTAAAGAACCTAATGGTGTGAGCTTGCATACCTGAGTAGATCAATACGAAAGGGAGGACTGAACTAGCGATTCAGTTAGGTTTGTATACAATAATATAACAAAAGTGTTACATAACCTGACAAAGTTTATAAATAACCAAATTAAGGCTATATATGGGATTTATAGATGCAGTGAAAGGTGTTTTTGGTAGAGGAGTAACTAAGGGATATACTGAAACTACAACAAGACCAAGCATAGCACAGCCTTATATGAGTACCGATACTGGTGCTAAACTTCCAATATTTCCATTTCCACTTATAATGATTTATGAGTTAGCAGATAATATAGATGCATTAAGAATACCAATAGAAACACTAAACAGAGAGATGTTTAAGAATGGATTTGAAGTAGTAGAAAAATGGAAGTATAAATGTGCCAACTGTTCAAAGGAATTTCAATATGAACCTGCAATAGGAGATAAACCTGATGATCAACCATTTGAGACTAATCAGGATGCAGAGGCATTTAATGCACTGCCAAAAAAGAAAGGTGATATTAAGAAGCAAGCAAGACAGGCAGAACTACAATGTGATACTTGTGGTTCTAATGACCTTAAAAGACCAGTACCAGAACATAGATCAAAATTAGAAGCATTATTAAATGAACCAGTTAATGGTAACGATCAAAATCTAGAAGATGTAGCAAGGCAGTTAGAAAGAGATCTTGAGATTGCCGACAACGCTTATCTTTTAATATTAAAAAATTATTATATAGATGATGTGAGTAATAGGATAGACCCTGATAGAACAGAGATAAAAGAGTTCCTTAGAATAGATCCACCACAGGTAGCAATGATTGCTGACTCTGATGGTAGAATAGGATATGATGATAAAAGAAATCCAATATATGTCTGCCCAAAGTTTGAACATAGGGATAGAAGACTCTCAGAACCTGTATGTGAGAGATGTGGAGCAGAAGCACTTAAAGCAGTAGCAGAAGTTAACTCTGTATACTCTATAGGAATACCACAACCTAAGAGAGTTATATACGGTGAAGGTGAACTTATATGGAAAGCAGGTAAGTATAAACCAAGTCTCATTTATGGATATTCCCCTATATACTCAATATGGTCAAAAGCAATGTCACTATCCCACATGGACGAATATATACGAAAGTACTTCGATAAGATGAGACCTCCAAGAGGTTTACTCGTCATCGCATCGAGGAACTACGAGACGTTTAGAAAGTCAATGGATGTGCTAGAGCAGAAAGCACAGGAAGACCCCTACATGATACACCCACTATTGGTTGAAAGTGACAAGGGAAGCAAGAACATGGCACAGTGGATTGACTTTACTGGTTCATTAAAGGAGTTAGAGTTCATTGCTATAAGAAAGGAATTAAGGATGATTATTGGTGCTATATATGGTGTGTTACCCCTCTATTACGGTGAACTTCCTTCTGGTTGGTCACAAGAGGGATTACAAGTTACTATAACGAACAGAGCAGTCAAATGGGGTCAAGACATCCTCTTAAAGTCTTTCTTTAGGAAGATAGCATCAATGTTAAACATAGATGATTGGGAATTAAAATTAAAGACTGGTGAAGAGACAGACCACCTTAGAGACCTGCAAATACAGGGTGTAGAGATACAGAATATGCAGGCTTTGCAAGCAATGGGATTTGATATTACACGAACTCATACTGGTGAATTCAAGGTGTCAAAGGACACAGCATACAATGCAAAGGATATGTTGCAGATGGGTGCAGAGAAAGACCAAGGCAGAGGTAGAGGAACAGCAGCACCTGAGGAAGATACACAGGATTTCGAAGGAGAACCTAGTAGCAGACTACCTACAGATGTGGGTGGAATTGGACAAGGACATCCATCGAGTGGCAGTGGAACCTCACTAAGCAGAAAGGCGTTTCCTGACGGTATTACGCCCAAAAACTACGAGGTTGTTAAGAATACTCTGCAAACGGCAGTTGATTTTGGCTGGACAAAATCGAGGACTGTTGATGAATTGCGTAAGAATGCAACGATGACAGTTAGGGCAGCCAGAGAATTAGTAAAGAACGAGTTTGATAGTGTAAGGAGGTGGGATGATGGTAAAGAAGAATGACACAAAAATTGTTACGAAAAAAGAAGGCACGACTAAAAAAGAAGCTAAAGTAGAGATTACTACTAATGTTGTTGAACTTAAAGGTGGTATGACTGATGTTTATGAAGCAAGACCTAAAAGAGTAGTTGAAAAGATAGATAGTGAGCGAATAGAACTAGCAAAATCTATAATAGATACTTGGAATAAAATAGGTGTTGTGGTACACGAAAATTCACATGACAAATACACACTTAGTAACATATACGTGATCTTAGAGACGGCATATAAGAAAACACTGTTGGCATACAAGTAATGGCTACTAAACTTAATGTTGATGATGGTGGGCTTGCTATTGGTAAGAAGCTCTGGAATACTCATCAGGACAACGAATATACCCACGTAGACAACTATAAGGAAGCAATTTGTCTTAATTGCTTCAAAAAGGATGCTGCAGCAGCTACTATTGCTGATATTTGTGGAGAATGTGCTGGAAAACGAGGACGAGAACCATTATTAGTTAAGATTACAGATAAAATGTATGGGTTATGTTTCTTCTGTGGTAAACATAAGTTCGGTATAGAGCAGATTAATGCAAGATTCTGTAGAGGTTGTCACAGGAGAATAGCTAATGTAACAAAAGAATATAACAAAAAGGGTGGAATGTTCAATGTTGATCCGTTTTGGCTTTCTATGAAGAAGAAATTGGGTAAAGATTGGAAAGTATTGATGAGTAACCCAACAAGTGTTAGAAAATAATCACTTTAAGATTAAATTTATCCTATTTGATGTAAAATCATAGAATCTATGTGTATAGTTTATCTTTGTTGTCTTTACTGGTTTATCTCCATATAATCTTCCTATTCTAAAGAACACTTCTGGATTTCTTAATGTTCTTGGATATATCTCTACCCAGTCTTTCTTTGGATTATATTTTATTTTTCCTTCTACTACAAGCTTTTCATCACCTTTTTTGTAATATGCAACTTCTCCTGCATAAAAGTGAACTATAGACCTATTTAGTTGTGGTTTTGAAGCTTCCTTTGTAAAATTTGTAACAACCCATAATTTTTCGCCTTCTGCAACATACATCTCTTTTATCTTTGTTTGAAACATCTCAGAATTTGCTTTATCTCCATATACTTTTTCATACTCTTTTAATGTACTATATACATAAAATGATGTAGCCATGAATATTATACATAATAGTTATTAATAACCCTTTCTAATTGAGATTATGGAGAAATGCAAGTGTGGTAAGAAACTATATGGATTTTCAGATGGTATACATGAGGTGTTTCTATGTTACTCATGTGGTAAGTTTGTTGGTCATGCAAATGGAGATGCAGAATTTGCAGCAATGGTTATGCTTAACCCCAATATGATCTTAGGCATGATTCAGGATAAGTATCTTAAACCTCACAAGTAAATTTATATACATTGCATATAATTTAGTTATATGTCAGTACTAAAACCCACTGTAAGAATAGGTGGAAATTTTGGTATATCATTTTTCTCTCCTCTTGTGGGTGGAAATGTGGCTGAGTCAATTTATGATATTGGTTTAACTTTTGAGATGTCTCTAGTGATTGCTCTTGTTTCTGCTATATTTGTAACAGGTTTATCTATATCTAAAGAGGCTGCAGAGTGGGGAAGAAATGGCAAAAAAAAATAAACGTAAATGTGATTGGGCTAAGGAAATCGTAGATTCACTATTAATTTTAACATAAATACTTAAATACAGGATTATAGTGGTCTTGATATGGAAGCATTAGTATTAGTAGCAGTCGCTTCAATTATTGGAGCTGGATTGAATACACTAAGAGGGTATTTACATAGTAAAGAACCTTATAGTGCAAAGAAACTGGCAGGCTCAGTTATAATAGCAACGTTTGCAGCTTTGGCATTATCACAAAACATAATTGTCGAAGGTCTGACTGAATCTGGAGTAGTTCTTATAGGTCTAGTAACAGGATTCGCAGCAGACTTCGCTATAACAAAAGCAAAGAAAGATTAACCATCTCTTTTTTTTAATATTTATATAGAATAGTGGTTGATAATTAACATGGCTGAAGATCTATTTTTCAATAAACTAGTAACAAAGTCTATGGAAGCAGTTCATGGTGAAGAGCGATTCTTCGAGGGATATCTAACCGTTGAGATAAAAGACAAGCAGGGCGAAATAACTGTTGTTGATGAACTCTATAAGGTTCTTCCTGTATGGATGGACAGAGGAGCACCTATTTCAGATACTCATAGTAATAGAATTATTGGTAAGGGAATAAATTATTCAAAGACTATATACAAAGATAAAGATGGTGAAGAGTATCCTGCAATTAAGATAACAGGTAAGATACATAAGGATTATGAATTAGATAATGAGATATGGAAGAAGATTAAATCAGGAGAGTATAAGGGATTATCATTTGGAGGAGCAACAAAATCTGACAGAGATCCTGTACTAATGAAAGATGGAACTATTGCTTATTCATTAAAAGATTTGGAACACTATGAGGTTGCAGTATGTGCCGACCCAGCAGTTCCACTAGCATTGATTACTGATTATAACCCAGTTGCAAAATCTGCTACTAATGCAGAGGTAAGAGAAGATGGTAAGATGATTATTAAATGTGATAGGTTTGGTTGTTATGTTACAAAACCAATACCTGATGGCAAGGGTGGTAAAGGAGACTTTGATCATTGTGAAGAAAAGAATCAGGATAAGAATAATCCTTCTGCATTCTGTGGTGCTATACAGCATAAGTTAGAAAAGGCAATAGAAGCAGGTATGTTACAGCAGGTTGTAAAGAATGGATTAGAGATATTTTTGACAAGAGAAGAATTAAACAAAGTATGTTCTACTTGTGGTAAAACATTAGAAGAGCACGGTGTTGTTAAATATGACCACTCTAACTCTATGGGTGATCAACACTCTATGTATAATCAAAATTCTGGAAGAGAATCATGGATAGGTCAAGGATTACCACAGCCTACTGTTGAAGGTAAGGATGATAATCCAACAGAGAAAGACCTAACTATTAATGGTGATGCCATGCAGAATAGTGATAAAGTCAAAAAGACTGACCTAACACCATATGAAAGTGATGCTAACGCTAAGACAACAACGCAAGAAGATAAGGTGCGTGGATTACCCTCTAAGGGAAAAGAAGAAAAAAAGACTCCCACTTTTGGAGTAGGAGGAATGAATCAATTTGATACACCTAAAGATTATGAAAAAGAGGAAGCAGATAGTATATTAGATGATGCTAAAAATTATGGTACAGGAACTCCAAATGCTTCTAATATGTATAAATCATTAGAATCAATGTTTAAAACGGATCAGGCTGACATGGAAGAAGAAGAGGAAGTAGTAGGGCAAATTGTACATGATAATGAATCAATAGAAGAAAAGGAAGAATTTGATGTTCCTTTACCAAGAGTTGCAAGAGCAGGTGCAAAACCTTGTAAAGATTGTGGAGAGAAACATGAGAGAGCTTCATTACTTGCAGAAGATCGTGTAGATGATGCACTATCTGAAAAAGATAATCCATTTCGTATGGAGGATGCTTCAGATCTTCTATCTGCATTAAATATTGATGAAGAAACAGTAGAGGGTAAGACTGGAGATAGAAAACATGGAAGTGGTGAAGTCCTTAGAAGTATAGCTAAGAGAGAAGGAGCAAATCAAGCATGGGGTTTTAAAAAAGATAAACTAGAACCTGTATTGGGTAATGTACAAAGTAATAAGTCATTAGAAGAAATGTTTAAAAAAAAAGATCAAGCAGATGAAATAAAAGAAACTGGTGATAACTGTCCATGGTGTCAGAAAGATCCTGAGGGTTCTGGTAAACCTAAGTGGTGGAGAGAGAGAGCTAATGACTGGCAGAAGATGCTTGGTAGTGATAGTAAAAGAT